TCATCCTCTCAGTCTGCGTTTTACTTCCGCCCTGGGCGTTGGTCACACAGCATACAAGTTTGAACCCACATGAAGTTGTATTCGCATCGAACGACTTCGCCAGTGCTTAGGCGTTGGTTGTGTTTGCAGAAGTAAGTCTCATCGCAGGCTTCACACTTGACGCACATCACTCTTCCTCCGGACATTCGCAGTAATCGCAATCTCCGATTTTGCAGTAATAACCTTTGATACAATTCGTATCACAGCATGATTGACATTTCATTCAGAAGCCTCCAGCGTCGGACAGTCGGCAGTCCAATGATTGCCGAAACAATTCTTGCACATGTAGTTGCGAGGGGGCGCAGGTTTCACTTTCGGTTCACTTTCACCCGGCTGGTGCTTTCGCAACTGCATTCGGACCCAGTGAGAGAAGTTCTCACCGTCTTTTACCAGTTGCTTGCGGATCGCATCGCTGACTTCGTCAAGGCTAATGGTACGGTTTGGCATTATTCCACCTCTCCAATCATTTGCAACAATTCGTCATACCTCTGAAAGTAATCCTCGATGAGGTTTATCTGGTGCAATCTACGAATTACCCATTTAGGCAACTTGGTGTGTGGTGTTTCCGCCATGATTAGTCCTAAGAACCCATAGTATATGTATGTACGCATAAGCGGAATGCCTATAGCCTATGGCTATACATAGGGGCGGGTGTGGTGAGGGCGAGTATCTTATGGCGTGCCACCGGTAGAGAAGATTAAGTGCTGCATGTGGGGTGAACCATAATGTCCGAGGGAGCCGGCCAGTTAATTCATGCACTGAACCAACCCTTGGACACCCAAATAAAACGAGATGAATACTATGGCAAAAACAGACAGCTTCTTTATCAGAGCAAGCACAGCAATGAACGGAACAACCTACGCACAATCAGCAGTGGATCTTGGATCCTATGTTGATGCACTCGGCAAGAGTGTTCTGCGCATTCACAACATCAGCGTTGAGTATGGCGGCCCACTATCTGCCTACGCTGGTGCAGCGAACTCCTCAACTCAAAGTTCATTCCAACTCACAACCCAATCCCAATCTCAAATGGTCACGGTCACAGATCGATCTCTTATCTCAAGTGGATCGCTAGCAATTGCTACCGGACCTGCAAATGTCGAGATGATGTCGGAAGCACTCAACATTGCTCCTCAAGATTGGACGAAGGGTTACTTGGTTGCTGTCGAGCAAATCTACTTGGGCGTTGACCAAACCTACGATCACTGCGATCAAGTGTCCATCGTTTTGGAATGCACTGTTGAAACTCTTTCCCAATCCGGTGCTATGGCACTTGCCCTTTCCCAACAGTGAGGCGATTTAATTGCCAACTGATGAAGATCTTCGGCTTGCTCTTAGACTTAGAGCTTTAGCTGATGCTCTCCTTGTGCCTGCTGCAACTGCAGCTGGATTACCTCCTGAGGTTGTTCAAGGCTTCGTGGAAGGAACCACGACTGGCGCAGTCGCCGCAGCCAAACAGCCAACAAAGAAGCGCAAGGTATCCGCGTACAATCGAAAGTACAAGGCAGCGTTTAAGCGAGTCTCAAAGAAGTACAAGAAGAAGAACGGCGAATGGAAGAAAGGCGGATTCAAGTCTGCTGTACGAGCAGCCCACAAACAGGCTGGAGGGAAGAAGTGATGGCTGGTACTCACCGACGAACTCTGCGTGGTCAACTAATCGAGGGTGACAACAAGCGCCTGATTGTAGACGACGGACGACTCAACCATGGGTACAGAGTCGTGGCTTTCCATGTTGCAGCTGACATCACCCAATCCTCTAATGATGCATTCGCAACATTGTCCTTGGCTTATGATTCAGACTTAGCATGGGACTGGAGCGACAACCGACAAATCGGTTGGGCTGGCGCATACATGCCGGGTACATCAGGAGTCAATGCTCCGTACAGTCTAATTGATCCCGATCACATTGTAGTCATGGATCTTTACATCCAAGGACGAGTTGGTTCAGGTGGCGGTACATCGCCAATCAATTACCTCATCGAACTGGAAACGGTTGATCTTACAGACGACCAAACCATCATGACACTAATCAAGGAGCGTAGCCAAGATGACATCCGATGAACCAATTGAAGAAGTGAAAACACCAAGTAAGACTGAGCGGTTCGCACAGTGGCTTATGACACGTGAAGAACGACGTGCAGAAAAAGAATCCAACCTTGAAAGTCTCATCCGACTTAACGTGCTTGTGTCTTTTCTCACTCTCGGTTTGGTCGGTGGGTTTGAAACTGTTCAACTTGCTATCACAATGATCCCTTACTTGGGATGAAATTCTCCATGGAAGGGGGGGGGTCATCCTCTCAGTCTGCGTTTTACTTCCGCCCTGGGCGTTGGTCACACAGCATACAAGTTTGAACCCACATGAAGTTGTATTCGCATCGAACGACTTCGCCAGTGCTTAGGCGTTGGTTGTGT